ATATTATATTAAAGATGAAGAAATTTATGATGCAGCTGAAAATTTGAATGATGGAATATTTATGATAGGAGCAATTCATATACCTAAAGAATTAGATACAGCAGAACATCCAGTCATATTCTCAAGCGAACATAAAACATTTTTAGAAGGGAAAGTAAAAATCCAACCAAATGAAATGTCATACGAAGAAAAAGAATTTGCATTGAAAGATTGTACTATGATGATGACAATGGCAGGTAATAATCATACATATGTCCACCCAATTAGATTTATAGAGTTAAAGGATCAGGAGTTTTATGTTCTCAGAAGTCAAGAAAAACGTAACTTTATAATCAAAGCAAATGTTCAACGACGTGTAGATACTGGTGCAACTTATTATACCACAATAACATTTACAAAAATTTCCAATTATACAGTTAATGATTTAATAAATATAGACATAATGTTTAGTGAAATGAAATACTATAAAGAAAGATTCCAAAATGCTAAAGCCCAAGAAGACTTCAATGACGTGTACTACTATTATAATTCTACTGATGAAATAAAATATAAAATTAGAAATTCAAATTATAACCGATTTATTAGAAAGAAAATAAATATTGACGGGATAGAATGTGACCAATTGACCCCTAATCCGCAATTCAGTGAATATGTAACAGAACAACCAACTGCAAAAATTGAAAAATACGGTCAAGATTATTATATAGTAAGGCAAAAAGAAGGTAAAGCAATAGACTGTGATATATTTTTCATGAATTCACTCCAGAGAATTAAAGAGCAATATCAAATCACAAAAGTTGACGAAAATATTGTTAATAAAATAACTACTAAAATTACAATGGCAAATACTGTAGACGGACAATTCATTAAGGCATTAATTAATTTCATTAACAGAGAAAAACCCGGATTACCAATAGATGCTGTGACTTCATTAATAACACAATGCTTGTATAAAACAATGGATGTTGAATCACAAATATCAATATTAAAAGACTCAGGATTAACAGATATGATCAATAAATTGAAGAAAGACAAAGTTGAAAAAATACCCAATTCCATATGGCAATCATTTTGGACTGGTAAATTCTTCAAATATTTAAAACTCAAATTTTGTAATGCAGTATTCGGAGATAATACCACTGCCAACCTTACAAAGGTTGGCCCTTTTCAATAAGCCCCATAGTAGCTATGAATCCATACGTACAAGACGCCCACTTGTACGAACCAATATGTCTTGGGCCGAACATTGAAAAACAAGCATCAGCACCATTATACGAAGAAAACAGATTTCACCCACACCCTAAATATGCGGGAATGGAAAACTTAAAAATAGAATTTTTATCTAAAGAAATGAAACGATTGCAGCAACAAGTATACAAGAAACATGCAAAAACAATAATGAAACAACATAAACATTGGCTAGATTTCCTACAAGTGAAAGATATTCCAGGAATATGTCCACACAGAATAGCATTTGAAAAAATATTACAAAAAGAAGACATAACAACCAAGGACGAAGCTATGATGTACAATCATTGTAAACATAGTATATATGCAGCAGCAAAACGACAAATGAAAAAGGCACCCAAACCTGACCCAAAAATCGCAGATGATTTCGTTAATTTTGCAATTTCAATATTAGAAGGTACATGTGAGGAACACTTACGATCTCCGCAATTAACAGAAAAATTACATCATTTCGGATATTCATTTGAACAATGGTATGCACATAATAATAAAAAGAAACAATATGATATTGACAATTACATGGAATCTAAAACAAACCCATCAATATTTACGGAAAAACAATTAGAAGAATTTGAATCTCTGACTTATAAAGGTATATGCAAACAAGAATTACAACCAGTAGATGGAAAATCACGCATGGTATGTTCAATACCTATCAGGACAAAATTTACAATGGGACCTATAACGTGGAAACTAGAAGAAATAATGGCAAAACACTTCCCAGGTTATTGTGGTAATAAAAATTTGCAAGAAATGGCAGATGCAATTAACATAATATTACACGCCGGATTTACAAAGATAGTTGAAGGTGATGGATCCGCATTTGATAATACACAAGATGTATCGTTAAAAGAAGTCGATAGATATTTGTATAGAATGATACAAGATGCAGTATATCACGTACCAAAGGAAGAATATTTAAAAATATCTCAAGCATTGACTAAGACAATGTCAGTTGAATATATTGAAAATAAGAAGAAGAAAACAATGTTAACCTATACTATATTAGGCTCAGTATTTTCAGGTGACTGCGACACCACTCTATGTAACACAATGAGAATGGCTCTATATAATATTTATATTAATGAGAGGTCAGGACTAAAATATGGACAAGATTACTTATTATTTTCTAAAGGTGATGATTTTACAGTATTCTACAAGCCTTATGTGGATGATGAATTTATACGTCAGGCATACTATAAATATTTTATTAAAGCATCATTAGTGGAAGAAACAAAAACATATGGACTAGGACAGGTATTAAAATTTTTAACAATTGGTGGACCAGAGACAATATCATTTTGCTCATTAAGGGCATTTTACACATCTGAGACTGAAGATAAAATAACATTGGTGAGAGATTTTAAGAAATTTTTAAATATATCAAAATATGCTAGGAAAATCAAAACGTTAGCAGGAGTCAACAGGATATCATACCTATTACAACAGGCAATCAGCATGGAGATCGCTTATAAAGGAATACATATATTTGAAACTATGGCATTAGCATATCGCAAAGAAGCATATAATTATGCAATATGGTTTTACAAGGGTGAACAACTGGCAAGAAAGAAAATGAAGGAAGCAAAAACAAAAGCAATTAGACAAATAACACAAGCAAGGAAAGCACGGTGTGATTATTTTTCAGAGGATAATTTTGTCAAATTATACTATGATATTCAATATAAACATATTGAAAATTTTAAAATACAAGAATCGTATTGGGGAAACCCGAAATACGAAAGTG